TAGACGTACTCTATGAACTGCCCCGGCCCAAGCAACAACCAGTAGTAGCTATATATGCAGGAGCTTTTGGAGACTTTACGGGCCAGCGAAAGAGTAACTCAGAGTTTGCTCTTTTTTCGTCCGCGGTAACTGCAGCACCGGAAGCCTACTTAATAAGAGCGCTAAAACATGCAGGACAAGGAGAGTTTTTTCGAGTAGTAGAACGTGTCGGTATCGACAATATTACGAAAGAGAGGCAAATAATTCGAAGTACTCGAAAAGATTTTCGAGAAAACGATAAGTTAGGCCCACTTCTATTTGCAGGACTATTAATGCAGGGAGGAGTGGTAGATTACGAAACAAATTTAAGAACAGGAGGTGTAGGAGCAAGAGCATTAGGTATAGGAGCTTCCAGAGAATTTAGAGAAGACACAGTAACAGTATCCTTGCGCACCGTTTCAGTTCTTACAGGAGAGATTTTAATAGAAGTCCTTGTGACTAAAACCATTCTCTCTGTAGGAACTTCAGGCGATATTTTCAAGTTTGTAGAACTCGGCACGCAGCTCGTAGAGTTAGAGGCCGGAGCCACTAAAAATGAAAGTAGTGCCATAGCATTACGCGAAGCGATTGAAACCGCCGTCTATAAAACAGTTATGGAGGGAAAAGAGAGAGGCTTCTGGGCCTTTCAACAGGGAGATGAGTAATGAAACGCTCATTATTAGTACTTGGATTACTAATAACTACTGGAGTTGTATATGCAGCTGACAATCAGATTTATATACAACAGACTACCACCGGCACAACTAATACTCAGATAGACATTGAGCAGTTGGGCAGCGGTAACGTTGTAGCAGGCGACACAAGTGCAACGGGTACAGTAGATAATGCAATGCTACTGAATAGTAGCAACATGAATTTCAATCTGGATCAGATTGGAGATTTAAACTTCTTTCGAGCAGATTTAAACTCGAATAGCTCTGACTTTAACTTTGTGTGGACAGGCAATAATAATGAGCTAGTTGCTCAGTGGAACCCTTCTGGAACTTTTGATATTGATAATACCGACTGGGATAACGTCATTCAAGGGGGCAACAATGACCAGACAATCAACTACGGAGTAGGAGCAGATGCTACCGACGGTGTTGTAAACTGGTACATAAACGGTAGTGACAATACAATTGTATTTGACGCTGCAACCGCAAAAACACATAGTGGTTTGAATAGCTGGAATGATATGGGATCAATCGCAGCGGCTGATTCAAGTAATATGAATCTCGATTGGGATATTAATGGTAGTAACAATACGATCAATGCACTTATTAACTCACAGTATGTTACTCAAGATTGGGACATTACAGGAAGCCATAATGAGATTGACTATGTGGGTATTAATAACTCTGGTGCTTCTTCAGGTAATGGCCACCAGTCTACTATTAACGTAACCGGCAGCTACTGGGATATTGGTATTTATCAATCTTCTACTGGCGATAATGATTTTATAAACTTCTCGACAACTGGAAGCGGCACAAGTTCAGTAAATGCGACTCTTTGCGTTATTCAGTCTGGTTCTGGCTCCACAACTTGCTAGTGCGAATATAGGCAGCGTAACTGATGTTTCTGGTGTCGCTGCCGTATTTCGTGAAGAGCAACAGTCCGATGCAATCGTAGACTTTGGTATTGAAAGCTACGACGATGTACGGACTGCAGCAGGTCGAATAGAGCTTAAGTTTCTTGACGATTCTGTACTCAAGCTCACAGAACATTCTGAGATCATAATAGATGAGTTCATCTATGATCCAGATCCTACCAAATCAAAACTTGCTCTTAACTTTGCATCAGGAACAGCAAGATTCATAACAGGTGCTCTCGGCACCATTGACAAAAACAACATTAAAATTACTACTCCTACGGCAGAAATAGCTATTCGTGGAACAGATTTTACTGCAACTGTAGATGAGATGGGAAGAACTCTCATAATACTTTTGCCCGATGAGTTTGGAGATGCTTCGGGAGAGATTGTAGTAGCTTCGATGATGGGGCAGGTCACTCTGAATAAGCCCTATCAAGCAACTACAGTTTCTATGTTTGAAAAAGAACCTACTAGCCCAAAGATACTTGACATAACTCTTGGACTAATTGATAATATGTTAATTGTATCTCCTCCTAAGGAATCTGCTGAAGAAGAGCAAGTCGTTGAAAGAAGAAAAAGTATATTAGATTTCAACGATTTAGAAGTAGAGCTGCTAGAAGATGAGTTAGCAAATAGTGAGGAGAATTTAGAATACTCAGAACTAGATATGGATTTACTTGATGTAGACTTTTTAAGGGATTTACTCGATGTACTGGAAGATATTGATAAAGAGGAGGAAGAAGAGGAGAATATTCTCGAAGAGCAGGGAACCTTTTCGATACAAGGAACAGTAGTAGGGTTAGATAGCACTACTCAAATAAGTACTTTCATAGAGGGGCAGCAAGTGGTAATGCAAAGACAAGTTGAAAACTACGCCCGACTCGAACTATTACAAAGTATAGGGTATAATATTAGGTGGGATGATAATGGCGAAAAATTTGATATTATACTGAATCAGGGAGGCGATGTGTATATTACCATCGTACAAGAATGAAAAAATTTTATATAATAGGAACTCTAATACTCGCACTTATAGGATTACGCGCAGCGGATCCGTTTCCAGTCGAGTCCGTACGCTTAAAAACTTTTGATTATTTTATTTCAACATTACCATATGTGGGTGATGAAAATATTTTACTCGTGGATATTGATGATGACAGCCTTCAGAAACTTGGTCAATGGCCTTGGCCTCGAGAAGTATTCTGTCGGTTCCTCGGACCAGGTGTTACAGGGTTCTCCGTCTTATTTCCTGAGCAGGATCGTTTTGGCGGAGACAAAAATTTAGCAAAATGTATCAAAGAAAATACAGTTGTAGTTTCCGCAGCTGCATCGAATGCGTCCTCTGCAGGGCGCCCACCTCACGTAGGCACAGCGTCAATAGGCGAAGATCCTAAACCATTTCTATACTCTTACTCAGGAGTACTAAATAATGTGGAGGAGCTTGAGCAAGCTGCAAAAGGAAATGGCGTAACTTCCACAGCTCCAGAAGTAGATAACTTAGTACGAAGACTTCCTTTAGTGTTTAATATAAATGATGTTCTATATCCTTCTTTCGGTATAGAAATACTTCGGGCCGTTACGGGTGCGCGATCTTATAGCCTCAAAACGGGAGAAGCAGGCATAGAAGCGCTACGGGTGCGTGGCTTACCTCCAATCACAACAGATGCCAATGCAAGAATTTGGTCAACTTGGAATACAAAGTTCAACCGTATATCTGCAAAAGACTATGCAGAAAATGCACAGGAGTATCCAATTACACTTCTTGGTGTTACAGCCAGAGGCGCGTCTACACTTATAGCAACTCCAGACGGACTCAAGGCTCCACATGAAATTCAAGCAGCAGCTATCTCAACTTTGATACAAGGCAATAATATATCAAGACCAGACTGGGCAAACGGAGCAGAGATACTTGCAATATCTGTTATACTTATATTAATCGGTATACTTTCATTTAATTTATACTTATCTATTCCAGCTTTGATACTTGCCATTGGTGGATCTATCTTTTACGCTTTTCATACATTTGGTACAAGCTATACACTGCTCGATCCATCTTATATTGTATTTGCTTCTTTCGTCACCTGGGCGGTTGCAAGTTTCGTAAGTTTTTACGGACAGTTCAAGTTACGGCAGCAGATAAAGAAACAGTTTGAGCACTACTTAGATCCGGGCATGGTAGCAAAGCTACAAAAGAATCCAGAGTTACTAAAGCTTGGCGGTGAACGTAAGGATATGACATTTCTTTTCTGCGACATACGAGGATTCACGCCCATTTCAGAAGGATACAAAGATAACCCAGAAGGTCTAGTAGAGCTTATAAATCGTTTTCTTACAAATCAAACAGATATAATTTTACAGTATGGAGGTACAATAGATAAGTACATGGGAGACTGTATTATGGCTTTCTGGAATGCTCCTCTCGATAATCCAAACCATGCAGAAGACGCAATAAATGCAGCACTGCACATGCGTCTGGAGTTAGCGGAGTTAAATAATGTTCTACAACATGAAAGAGGCATTCAAATCAATACGGGAATCGGAATCAATACGGGACCGTGTATTGTCGGTAATATGGGTTCTAGTAGTCGTTTTGACTATAGTGTTATTGGCGACGCAGTTAATCTTGCTTCTCGTTTAGAAGGTCAATGTAAAGAGTTCAACACTGACTTAATTATATCTGAGTTTACAGCAGAGCTTGCTCTTTTTGATTATAAAAAGTTGGGAGAAGTGACAGTAAAGGGTAAGAATGAACTTGTTAAAATTTATACCATACCAAAAATAAATCTTGACTTTGAGTATAATTCATAATATAATACTTAAATTATTAGGCACTCTGTGCCAAGTGTTTGGAGAAATAAATGGAAGCAATGATACAAAAGAAGCCAACTTACTGGCTTGTTCATACAGACACGGGCACTCATGAATTTGCTACTGAAAAAGAAGCAAAAGAGTTCGCCGGTCAAAAACCCGCAAAAGACGAAACTGCCGCTCCAAAGGAAAAAGGTTCTTTATCATCAGTGGAGAGTTAAATGGCGGTTCGTCGACGAAAAAAGACGGCAAAAAAGAAGCGCCCTGTTCCAACAAACAAAAAACTTTATGCTAGAGTAAAAGCTCAAGCAAAGCGGAAATTTGCTGTATACCCTTCCGCTTACGCTAATGGGTGGCTTGTAAAAACTTACAAAGCCAAAGGCGGTAAATACCGCATGGGTTAAACTATGGATAAAAAGTGCACAGCTTGTGGACACAATTGCCATTGTGGCAAAGATTGCAAGGACTGTATCAACGAAGTTTGTTACAATTGCAAATGTCAGGAGAAGTAGATGCCAGCAGGTAAAGGAACGTACGGTAAGAAAAGGGGTCGTCCAGCTAAGAAAGGTAAGGGCAAGAAGAAAAAATCTATGGGCGGTTTAACCGCTGCACAGAAGAAGTTACCCCCAGCACTTCAAAAAGCTATTTTAAAAAAGCGTAAGAAGAAAGGCTGAGGGAGATAGTTATGGCAAAGCCTCGTGGAGGTTTGACAAAATGGTTCGGAGAGAACTGGGTTGACATTTCCCGCCCTAAAAAGGGCGGGGGATTTGAGAAATGCGGCAGAACTAAATCTGGAAAAAAGAAGTATCCAAAATGTGTTCCTGCTGCTAAAGCGGCCAGTATGACTCCCTCACAAAGAAAGTCAGCGATTCGTAGAAAAAGAGCTGCTGGCAATCCCGGCGGAAAGCCTACTAACGTACGCACTTTTGTGAAACGAAAGAAGAGTAGGAAACGCTAATGCCAGGTATAAGTATAGCCAAGGTTCCCGGCATCGCTCGACAGGTTGCAGGGAAAAAGAAGCGGAGAAGAAGACGTGGCCGTAAGAAGAAAAAGCGCTAAAAAGAAACATCCGGCAATAAAACGTGCGGGTGTTTCTGGGTTTAATAAACCCAAAAGAACTCCGGGACACGCTAAAAAGTCCCACATCGTAGTAGCTAAAGTAGGCTCTAAAGTTAAAACTATTCGGTTTGGTCAGCAGGGAGCAAAAACTGCTGGCAAGCCAAAGAAAGGTGAGAGTGAAGCAATGAAGAAGAAGCGTGCGAGTTTTAAAGCTCGACACGCCAAGAATATTGCTAAGGGTAAGATGTCCGCAGCTTATTGGGCGGACAAGGTAAAATGGTAAAAAACCTACAAAGAGACTCTCATTACAATCAATTCGACTTAGATGGAGATGGTACCGTTTCAGACGAAGAAATAAAACGATCTCAAGATATGCTTGAGATAGAGCTTCGGGAAGAAAAATCCGAAGCACAAAAAAGAATGGCTTGGGTAGCCATGGCGTCTATGATAATCTTTAGTGGAGTATTATTTACACCAATGGTTACAGAAAGTCGAGTATCAGCATTAGCTGATTTACTGGGGTTATTTTATATAGCCCAAGCAGGTGTTGTGGGCGCATATATGGGGGTATCGGCATGGATGAGCAGGAAGTAAAATTTCTAGAACATCTAAATAAAAACTTTAAGTATGTAAGAGATACTAATGCATACGGAAAGAGAGATGCGTGGTATGTGATGAAGCAGCTGCCTTTTGAAGGCGATTGTGAGGATTATTCTTTAACGTATCTGTATGAAGTTTCAGGACGAAGCTACATTAAGATGTTTTGGAATCTCATCTTCGGTGGATATAAAATTTGTTATTGTCAGGTACACGGCGATGGACATGCTGTCCTTCGTCATAATGAAGAATACTTAGACAATATTCAAAAAGAGTGGTGTAAGAAAAGCTTTCTCGAAAGCAGGGGGTATGTTTTTCACAAACACTTCTTTTGGTGGAATACTGTCTTAGTTAAGTTACTACAGGGACTGTATTATGGCGCTTCCAAAAAAATCCGAGACTGAAAAGATACTTGAATTTGTAGAAGAATACAAAAAGAGTCATCGACCAGTAACTAGTGAAGAAGATGAAAATCTAACAGAACTAGAGTACTGCAGAAAATATAGTAAAACACGTTCAATGGGACAAGACTAAATGTCAATAGAAATTAGCCGCAAAGATATATTATCCGAATATATCTGTGATTATCCAGTAGAAGACAAGTTCTTAAAACTACCAGTAGAGCCATACATGGATCTTCTTGGTATTAGTCCTTTGCCTTCTCAAATGGCAATCATAAATGCTATTAATAATCCGAAGTATAGATTTGTCTGCGCGGCAATTTCACGAAGACAAGGAAAAACATACATAGCCAATATAATTGGTCAACTCGTTTCTCTTGTACCTTCGTCTAACATTTTAATTATGTCTCCGAACTATGCTCTCTCGCAGATCTCATTCGATCTGCAGAGAACATTAATAAAACACTTTGATCTGGAAGTTATTCGAGATAACGCAAAAGATAAAGTGATAGAAATATCAAACGGTTCCACCATACGCATGGGTTCTGTAAATCAGGTAGACTCTTGTGTAGGTAGATCTTACGATTTGATTATTTTTGATGAGGCCGCACTTGCTGACGGTAAAGATGCATTTAACGTAGCCCTGCGGCCAACTCTTGATAAAGATAATTCAAAAGCTATATTTATATCTACACCTCGAGGAAGAAATAATTGGTTCGCTGAGTTTTTTGACAGGGGATTTATAGATGATTTCCCAGAATGGGTATCTATTAAGGCGAGTTATAGGTCTAATCCTAGAATGTCTGAAGCGGATATTCAGGAGGCTAGAAAAAGTATGTCCGAGGCTGAGTTTCGACAAGAGTACGAAGCCGACTTCAATACTTATGAAGGCCAAGTCTGGAACTTCAAATTCGATGAATGCGTAGGCTCCTTCCAAGAGACTGAAACTCTAGGAATGGATGTCTTCGCAGGACTCGACGTCGGGTATAGAGATCCCACTGCTTTCTGTGTAATTGCGTATTCATGGGATGAAGAAAAATACTTTCTCTTAGACGAATACCTAGATGCAGAGAGAACCACTGAGCAACACGCTTTAGAAATACGAGCAATGATAGATAAGTGGGATATTGACTATATTTACATTGACTCTGCTGCTCAACAAACACGATTCGACTTCGCACAAAATTACGATATTACAACAGTAAATGCTAAGAAATCAATTTTAGATGGCATTTCTCATGTAGAAGGAATAATAGATAATAATAGATTATTAGTTGACCAAAGTTGTAAAGAAAC